TGGGGTCAGGATTAGCGTCCATGCGATCCAACAGATCGTCGTTGCCGAAGCGCTTGATCGCGTTCAACGCTTGCTGCTTCTTCGACTCGAAAGCGTGGTCGCCCCACTCCTCCTTCAGCGCGTTGTCGGCAGCATTGAACGCGGACTGTTGCACTTCCCTGGCTGTCTTATGCGCCGCGATCCGTTGACTCGCGTAGTCGTTGAACTGATCCGGCGCGAGGCCCAAGGCGTGTGCCTCGATCTTCCACGCGTCCATGTCAGTCTGCGATACTCCCGAGTTCTCATCGACACCGTTCTCGTACTTGTAGTCCGTTGCCTCTTTCGGGCGGACTGATTCGCGGAACTTGTCGCGGGGCATCATGCCAATCTCGGTTAAACGCGTTTGGAACGCCGCGCGATCCTCATCCGAAGCATGTTCCGACGGCACACGAATCGCGCTGCCCAACATCTGCTGTGTCTCGACCGCAAACTTGGCGAGATCAGCGACCGACTTGGTCTCTGCGATCAACGTCGATTTACGATAGTCCTCGGGGATCTCGTCTTTCCAGTCCCCCTCTTCAGGTGGCATCGGTAAACTCCTCTTCGGTCAATGATACAAGGTGCATGACCAAGTCCGCTTTACCCACGTTATACGCTGTCCTATACGGGCTATCGTCGTCAAACACCCTGCGGGTATACGTCAGCACCAAATCTCTCAATACACGCTGTCCGTAGTCGGTAGCAAACGTGCGCTGTACGTCTGCATGAAAAATGTCTTCCTCACGACTCACGCAGCCACTTCCTCGTCGGCTTCAGCCGCGCCGATATCGTTCATCGCTGCCGCCATGTTGTCCTGGCCAACAGCCTGCCCCATGTTTTTCATCGCTTCGGACTGAGCCAGCGCGGCTTGCTGCTCTTGCTGTTCCTCGGCCACTGCCTGACGCTCGGCACGCATCTGCTCAACTTCCGGCTGTGAGCGCAGCGCGATAGCAGGCACACCCATGATGTTCGCCTTGTAACGCTGCATGTTGTCGAAGTCGATGATGTCCAATGCTGCTGGCAGACCCGCCTCGGCCATCGCTAAGGCATCGGAGGTGAAGCGGTCCATCGCGTCGATCTCGGTGGACTTCGCCGCCAGCGCCATTGGACCGACGTACTCAACCCTGAGATTGCCCCGCAGCTCGGCAGCAATCTCGGTTGGAAGCTGCGGAAGCGCACCTTTTCGATACATGATACCGAAGACACGCTGCACCAACGGGTTGAGCACATCGGCTTGCAGTTGTACCACGGTTGGGCCGAGAGCGCGATAGATTTGCTCAACGCGTTTAGCCACCTCGTAGGCTGTCATCTCCCCAACCTTTTCGCGAGGGGGCAGCTCCAACGAGTGGTACTTGAAAATGTCACGGATCTGCCAACGCTTATCCTCCAACTCGATCATGTGATGCTGAAGGTCGGGGCGTAGGTCCCATTCCTCGGTGTCTTTCAGATCGCGGCAGACGGTGATTCCCTTCGAACGGATATCGAGATCACCGATGATGTTGTTCTGCGTGGTCTTGATGGGAGGGTCAATAACCTTCGCCCAGGCAGCGAGTTCAAGTCGCTCGGCTTCGTTGACGGTTCGGATGGTTGCGATTGCGCGCTCGCCCGGACCGTAACCCAACATGTCTTCAGATTTACGACGCCACCTCCCGGTGAATATCGCCTGTTCATACGTGCCCCCATCCATGATCAACTCTTTGTACGAGTAGTTGATCCACACCTCCGCGAACGATCTCTCTGTCGGTAGCTGCGGACCTTCCGGCGGCGGCTTATCCAACATCCGTGGAAAGCGGCAGCACAACACTTTGATGAACTGATCCGGTCGCCCGTTCTCGATCAGGTGCAGGACTTTCTCACCCGCGCCACTGCCAAACTTCTGATACATCTGCTCGGCTGTCATGTCGAAGCGGAAGAACGCCTCGTCAATGATGCCGTCCGCATTCTCGTGGTACGCCGCACCTTCGAGATGCCACGCCTTGAAGTTCAGCCCGTGAAACTCTCCCTCAGTGCCGGGGTAACTGCGCTTCTCGTCGGCCGAGACCGTCGCAGTGCCCAAGCAACCAAGGTCCAAGTAAAACTGCCCCATGGCCATGTCGAAGTTTGATTCGTGCAACGCGGAACGCATGAGGTTGGTGGACTCTTCGAGCCATTCGCGCGCCGCGTCCATTGAGTTCAGCTCGGTGTCTTCGAACGCCAGGGAAAACCACGACGTGGCCGGGTTGGTCAGTGCCTCGTGTAAACGCGCCGACAGTCGCTCGTTCGCTTCGAGAGCGGTCGAGTCGAATATGAGTTGTTCCTGGCGACGATTGCCGGGGTTGTGGTGTGACGTAAACGAACGCTGCTGGGGCATGATGTAGAAACTCATCTCTTCCCAGCGATTGCGCCAGTCTCCCAGGAACGCCCAACGCGAGTCGAACAGTCTGATCAGACGGGGGGCGTCGTAATATGACATCGGCATTAGGTTGATCCTCGGTAGACCGGCACGCGTCTGGAGCCATACACGCCCATGGCTTCGCTAACGAGTCTGTTGGTGCGCATCAGCCGGTATCTTGTAGCGTCCATCAAGTGATCGTTGACCTTGACCACTTGGCCTTTCTCGTCACGTCGGTAGATCCTGAATTCCATGAACCAGTCTTGTAGATGTTTGAAGACCTTCAAACGGTTGGTGGTTAAACGCGTCCACATCTCCATGATACCCGCTTCTCGTGCGTTGTCTGCATCGCGTAACCACAGACCCAGCGCGGAGTAGAGTTCTCTCAGTTGCTCGCCGTCCTTCTGTGAGCGTGACCGGGCGGCGGGGTCGATCTCACCCTCCATCCAATCACCTCTGGCCTTGATCGCTGCGGAGTGAATCGGCGGCTCGGCCTGACCCCGTTTATAAGCGTCGTAGAGATAGATCGTGTCCGAATCGACATCGTGCGCCACCCAAACCGCTGCGGTCCAATTCCACCCAACGTCCATACCGTACCCACGCGGCCAGTAGCTGGGAATATCAAATGGATCGACGGCGATCTCCCTTTCGTCAATTGGATAGATAGCCCCCGACCCCAACATCGGTACGCCCTTGGTGCGCGCATCAAGCTGATGCGGCGGGATCGACGACATGAGTTCACGTTTTTCACTCTCGCTAAGGTGCGGTACATCGTCCCATCCGGCCATGGTGACGTGCGCCATCAGTCACGTTCTCCGTACAGCCACTCAAGGACTACGGCGATTAACACAACGGTTGCCCAGCTCAAAACGACACCTCCGGCGAACACATCATGTAGGGAAACTCCAACCCCCAACCGCCCGTGAACATGCAACTGCCGTAGCCGAAGCTCGGCTCATAAGCTTGGTAAGTGGACTCGTTTAAGTAGATCGGTTGCGGCAGCGATCCCGACCAGCATTCCACCGGAGGATCGACAGGAATAACACGCCCTTGGTAGTGGTACTCCGCATGAACACGAATGCAGTAGCTCGCCCAACTCGACGGCTTCGTCAGCCGCACAACGTCGGACGTAACTTCGTAACTCGTTGGGTCTCGCGGATACCAATAGAACGGCGGTACGCTCGCGCCGGGAGAGCCTGAGATCGTGACGGTCTTTTCTGCGTACACAAACTCCCCAGGGAAGTCAGGATGCACACGGAACAGAATCAGGAACGCAATCTGCCGGTCGGACTCTTGAATGTCGATGGAGACCGGCGCTCGCAGCGGTGGGGTGTAGTCGGCATAGTCCGCCTCACCCCCGCCGATGTCTTCGTAGGCGTACGCAATCGCGTGCGGCAGCATCATTGCGACGAAGGCTAGCCAAACGATCACAGGTTCAGGTCGGCAAGCGCGGCGGCGGTCACTTGGACATCCTCAGCCACGAGCGTGATGGTCGTGGTCTTTATGTCGGTTGCGCCTATGGGGGTGGGCGGCGGCGGCAAACTCTCCGCGCCACCGAAATCCAGGGCGACTACAAAGTCTCCGGTGACTTGCGCCGTCGGTGTCGCGGTGGCGTCTTCGAAGGTCACGGTGCGTTGGTAAACATTACTTGCCATGACGTTTTCCCGTTGGTTTGAACTTGTCGCGGAACGCGTTTTCGATTTTGTCTTTGTGCTTGCCGTTTACACGGCTCTGAGCTGCTTTGAGTCCCTGCGTGAACTCATGCTGCGAGATAGGTGTTTTGCTCATGGTGTCGGGTCCGCTGCGAGGATCAGGTTCGCCAGAGTCCACAGACGCGCGGATGTCTCGGCGTTCAACGCCGGGGCGACGGAGGAGTGCAGGGACGCTTCGCCCAGCTTGGCAGCGAAGCCGTTGGCTAACTCAAAGACGAGGGCTTCGCGCTTGGTGACGCCTTCGAAACCCGCCATTACAGAGGGAGCTACCGGATGATAGAACTCGTCACCGTTGATCGCCATGGGTCAGATCCGTCGCCAAAACGCGCGGAGTATGCACCGGCTCGGGGGTCCCCATCAAATCGCGCGCTGGCGGGGCTGGGTCCAGCTTCGGGCCGGTGTTCATCACGTCCGCGCCCCAGTCGGAGCCGAGGAAGTGCATTACCACTTCCGAGATGCCTAAGAGGGGGGTGAACGTGCAAAGGATTGATCCCCAGTCAGAGCCGTCTGGCGAGGTGGCGGCGGTGCGCAGTAAGCACTCCGAGTAGATCGCCATCGAGGGTTCCTCGTCCAGCCAGATCAAGTCCATCTTCGTGCCCTGGAACGCCTTGCGTCCTTGCTCGTACGACTTGAACAACAGGGTGGACAGTCCACCCGAGGAGTGTTCGATGCGGGCGGACTCGACGGTGTCCGGCACGCCACGCTTGGAGGTCATGCGACCGAGGGTGTGCGCGCGGATCAGTCCGGTGCCGATGGCTCCGGCTTGACCGAACAAGACGGGCTGGATGATCTCGCGGACGGTCTCGCCCGTGTCACCCGCCGCCCACACACGGACGGGTCTCTGCCAGCGGCGACCGGGCCACCAGTCGGGATACAGGCCGGTGAGGTGACACGCGATTTCGTAGCCACCGGCGCTCATAGTTTTGCCGATCCGGTTCGCGGCCATGAACGCACGTTCCCTTTCGGAGCGGCCCTTATCAAAGAACTCCATGTGCTTGATGTAGAGTTCTCTTCTAACAGGACCGTCGAGGGGGAACAGGTGGTCTATCGAGTTCGCGGCGTCGGAATCAAACAGGGCGCGCAGTTCATCCAAGAAGGTCTCGGCGTCCTCGGGCGATAGGGACGATATTAGTTCCTGCCGCGCGTTCGAGGAGAGCTTCAATATCTCGTTTAACCTCTGTGGGGGCGCGGCCGTCTCGGGCATCCGTGATCTCCATCTGTTTGAGCTTGGCGTGCACGTAGGGGGCGGCGCTCTTGGCCGCGTCCAGTCGGGTCTCATGTTCAAGGGCAGGGTTGGTCATGGTCTTCATCATAAAATCGAGGGGGGTGAGACCGTACCTTGCGATGATGTCTTCTCTGACGCCCTTCTTAGCCATTCGCTTGTTGCTCCTCTTCCGGTTGCTCCGCGCCCATCAGGTCACTGGCCTCTCCCCACCTAACAGGTTGGGCGAGGGGGTTTACGGTGATCTTGGCGATGGGTTCGCCAATGGGGAGTTCGAGGGTGGCGTTGGCCGCGTTCCATATATGGACATCGACGGTGACGAACTCGTCAACATGAAAAAGTTCCTGCGGCGTCACGATCAAACCTTTGCAGAGGTGCTGGTATAGACCTTCGATGGAGACCATCAGGCCGGACGGGACCTTAAGGGCGATGCCGGTGGCGATAAACATGCGCGCGGAGTTCGCAACGAAC